CTTGCTTAAGGGAGATAGGTATCTTGTTACCTTGTATGTAACCACCCAAGAACGCCATCAGTAATCCTTGCGGATTATAAGATAGCCGACGAGGCTGGTAAACACCTCGAGGGAGCACAAAGGACCCCTCTAACACGCGAAAGTTAGGGACCCAGGCTTTATAGCAACGGTACACGAATGTACCATTGTCTATATTGGCCCATAGTCCGTAACGATTTAGTGTTAGATCTTGGGGTATCCTTATACCGGAGTCTATAGGGGCCCAGATTGGCACTGCCAAGTGCCGCACTGAGTCCTGAAGATATCCGATTGCTAAAGGAAGAGGGATCTTCCATTTAGCACTCCACTCGTTCAAGAGGTTAATGGCTACATACCGGGACTGTGGCGTATCGAGAGTCTTTAAGTAGACCCCTCGAACATTGTGACCCATATAGAAGTCACCTCCACAGCTTTCCCGGAATCGTCCATACCTTTCGGTATACGACTTCTCGCTATTTACTCGGAAGCCGATGAGGCGTAAGAGGCTGATAACTCTGGACGACATCTCTGTCGGACAGATAATATCATCACCAAATACACCCCACTTAGCGTTCCGACCCGATGCACGTCCAAGACGGACATTCATCTGGGAAGCAATAGCTCGAACGACACATGAAAATAGCATAGTTTGCAATGGGAATGTAAAACCATTACCCATCGTCGACACCATGTTAAGTTCAACTCGTTCTCCTAGAATCTTTGTGTACGGAGTACGATACTCGTATAGGAGGTTAAGAAACCACCTAGGGAATACCGCTTCACACAGGGAAAGACTCAAGGAATCGGAAGCACTCTCGAGGTCAATCGTGACGACTGACCCGTTGATACTTCCTAACCTTGCGAGCTTCACGTTCCTCTGAGGTTGTCGACTTAGGCAGACACCGAAGTGCTGCTTTAGTCGCTCAGTAATCAATACACCTAAGCCAAGCTGAAAATACATATTCAGAGTTGGTTCGGTGCATATAGAACGCGTTTGTGTCAAATCCTTTGCGACGAAAGTTACACGGGACTCACAAACGATAGTAGGTAGCCCAAAGGCTGATAGCCGGTTAAATTCGGCTAGGCCCCAAGTGGGTACTTTAGCACACCGTTCGGCATACTGATAGTATACCTCATTGGACGTTGCAGTCAGTTTGGATGAGAACAACTTCGTATAGAAGTCGACCCCATTCGCTCCAAGGCTAGCCCCAGGTCCCACTCTACCGCGAGAGAAAATCTCGTCA